GACACCTGCTACTCCAGTATAAGTTATTAATTCATTCTCTATCGCTATTGTACCAGCTGTTGGAAAACCTGTTGTAGATGTTAATCTAATTTGAGTAGCGGAACCATTATTACCTTGAGTGTCTGCGGCCAACGCTCCATCTAAAGTATTAGTTAAAACTCCTGAAACTGTTCCACCCCATAATCCAGCACCATATCCATAACCATACGATTGTGCACTAGGTCCAATACTTGCAAAAGGTTTAACTGTACAAGAACTTCCAGAAGTTAAATCTGAACCTCCTCCAGCTGTCTCAGCACTTGGAGAGGTAATAGTAAATGTAGTTGACGAAGGCACTGTTATAACTTGACAAATTTTATCTTCAAAGTTTGATGCTGAAATACTAGAACCTGTAGGCATAGTTACTGCATCTAATTCCACCATATCACCTTCAATTAATCCATGTGCAGTGCTTGTAGTGATTGTAATTGCTGTACCTCTAGTAGTGCTTGTAGTAAGTGTAGAACTGGTAAAAGTAGTTAAGACTCCTGCATTGTTATCTACAAAAGGAGTAATGTCATAAAGTTGACCTTCAAAATATATAAGTAAAAATTTATCTGTACCAATAGCCACATATCTATTTCCTTCTTTATCTACAAAAGAGTGTTGTGCTCTTGCTACACCTTGCATTGTATCTGTTAATAAAGAAGACCACCCACCTATTTTTTCTGGAAGTCCGTATCTAAATCTAGCAAGATCTGAATCTACCCAACGACCTGCAGCTCCAACACTAGTATCCTGTTTGTCTATTCCGGGAGCAAACTTTATTTCAGTGAGCATCTAGTTGCTCCTATGTATTCGTTGATTGTTTTTGCCAGCCTTTAGTGCTGTTTGTATAAACTAAAGTTACTGCTTGGTTATTAGTATCTAAAGTAAGATTAGAAGCCGCACCTTCAATAGGAGAACCATTTCTATCTACTGTACAATTGTTAGAAGCAAAACCTCCACTTAATGATGCATCCATAATAGTCACGATATCACCTGCGCTTGGCGAAGCTGGTAAAGTGACTTGAATTGTACCTCCACCACCATTAGATGTTTCACCAAATACTACATCACCATTGACGGCAGTGTAAGGCGTATTTGTTCCTGTTTGAACTTGTACAGTTCCTTTGTTTAAAATTCCTGCAAGTTTCATAGAATTTGCAGTAGTTCCATCTGTATAAAATAAACACGTAGATCCTACAGGTACAGGAACAATTCCTGTCCCCGATCCACCTACATTTTGTACACCAATAGTATAGTTACTACTAGATCTTGTTGTACTATCTTTTACTATAAATATTCTTTCAGCACCTGTTGGCATAGTAATAACTCTATTGCCTGCTAAAGTACCAGTAACTTCTATCATTAAATTTTTACCAGTTGCAGTGCTAGCACCTAACGCGGACCCATTATCTAAGTTTAATGTTAAATCTCCAGAAGCAATACTTACAGTATAATAACCACTAGCTGATAATTCTAAAATTTGTAAATTGTTATTTGTAATGGTTCCCCATAGACCGGCTTTTTCACCGGTTGCTATAAGTTCTAATTGTAAATCTGATGAATATGTTGATGCCATAATTTAATAAGGTTCTATTGGTACCCAAACGTTGTTTGCACCTGGAATAATAGGGTTCCAAGTAATTACCCCTGATTCATTAGATGAGATAGTTAATTGATTATCTGTCACATCTATATTTGCACTACCTGTTATTGTAACACTGCTAGCTTTTAAAGTCAAAGGCATTCCAGTGATATTAATATCTACAGAAGAAGACGCTGTAACTAAAGCAGAATTTAAAGTTAAAGGAGAAGCACTAATATTTACATTAGCATCAGCTGTAAGTGTAACTAAACCACTGGCTAAAGTTAATGGATCAGAACCTACAATTACATTGGCTGCTTGACCGGTTGCTGTAGAAGCTCCTACTGATAATGTTAATGCATTTGCACTAACATTAATATTAACATTGCCAACTAATGTTGTAGTGGCAAATGGTAGTGCTGCTATTGCGTCAAATCCTAAACTCATAAATAATCCTTAAAAGGAGACAGGGGGTATGTGGTGGTGCCCTGCCTCCATCTAAAGATTATATCATCGTTTAAACCAAGAAGGAAGACCTAAATGTGGACGCTTGTCAAACATATTATCCTTCGCTCCTGGAGTCTTACGATTGTTATAATGCAGAAAAACCTGTACGCATTCTTTGCCTTTGAATTTATTTCGCCAATGTTCTAGCTCACAGCCAGAATAGACTAACATATCCCCTGGTTTTAAATCTACTTTAATTCCTTTTTTACCTACTTCTCCAGATGGCTCTAAGTATATTGGCCAATCATCACCAGCAAGATTCATAGTCGTAGATATTTCACAACTAAATCTATCTTTGTGTCTTTTTAATTCATCACCTTTTTTATATATTCTTGCATAAGTATAAGCTGGATATAGTTTTAATCCTGTTACTTCTTCCATTTTAGGTTGACATTTTAACATTAAAGTTTCCATAGCTATATTAGAATACTGACTATAGGTTTCTGGTATCTGTTCATCCTGTCCTTCGTAGTGACCTATAATATTTTCAAAAGGTGATATATATCTTGTAGCTCTACAAGTATCATAAACTTGTTTTTGCATTAAAAAATAGTTTGCAACAAAAGCTGCTAGGTCTTTTGATATTGCTTGACGGATAACTGTATACTTTTTCTTTTTAAACATCTTTTGCCATTTCTTTTGGAATAGCCGTAATATTCCAATGTATAAATCGAAATGGTTCTATACCATGATCAACAGCATACTCATGTTCTAAATAACCTGGAAATATAATTAATGTTCCTGGTTTAGGTCTTATGTGAAATTGTTCGTGACCAGGCCATATACCTTTTAAGTCTGGTTTCAATTTTAATTTTGTACATCTTGCACCAGTCTTTGGTTCGTGAAATACAGGATAAGAAGTTTTATCACTGCACTTTAAAAAATAAAAACCCGATACGTGTTGGTTCCAATGTATGTGTGCTGAATGATGACCTCCACCTTTTTTAGCAAACTCTTGTACCCACAATTCACTAAACATAGTTGTGTATTGTTGCATATCATAACCTTGGTGATCTAAATACTCCCAAGATTTTTGACCAATGTAATTTCTAAAATCTAAAAAGTCATTGTCCATTGTAAGTGGTGTTGAGTGATATGATCTTCCAAAGTCACCATGTTCTTTGATATATTTTTTCTCTCTGCTCTTTGCATCTTTAATATATTTGTTACTTGCCTTATTCAAAGACTTTACAAATTCTGGTTTTTGTTCTGACCAAATGGTTGTGTTAAAATAGTTATTTATATACATTATCTAAACGGCTTTCCTAAATGCCAGACAACAAGACTATATCTTGTGCCAGCGGTTACTGGTTTAACTCTATGCCACACAAATGAAGGAAATACAATGATAGAACCTTTTGGTAATATCTCTTTACATTGTACTCTATGTTTTGATTCGTCTCTCATATGTGGATCGTAGTTTCTAAAATCAAACTCTAGTTCTCCACCACTATATTCTGAACCATCTGTTAACTGACAAGTCATAGATAGTTTTCGAATTCTTCCGTGCTCTGGATGGTTAACATCGTCTCGTTGATATGGTTTATCCCAACTATCACAGTGCCAGTCGTAATATTGATTTAATTTATATTTTGTAAATTGACAAGACTCACTTCTTTCCCAATCAAAATTCCAACCAGCCATTTCATTTGCTTTATGTACATATGGATGTAATTCTTTGTATATCCAAGTATCATTCAGCCATACCAAATCAGAGTTTCTTTTTCTTTTTAAATCTTTTATTTCTTCTTTGTTCAATGGTTTTTTATCTAGATTTCTTTCTCTTCCATAGCCACCAGTAATAGCCATTGTTTCTTTTTGTTGATTAGCATACGCTATTACATCATCACAAAATCTAGGTGTTAATACACCACTAAAATACCAATAGTAATTAGATATATTCATAAGTTATTGTTTGCACAAAATTTAATGAATCTTTTTGATTGTTAGTTAGGTAATACATATTAGTTGATGGAAACATTATAAATTTATTATTCTCTAATGGTATATCCCAACTTCTACCTTTACGTCTATTATCTTCATAATGTATTCGAACCATACAGTCTTTGACTTTTACACCATATAGTAATGTATAATCTGGTGAGTTACGTAGATCTACTGGATCTATGTTCATAAAAGGTTGTGACGTTTCTCCAGGTTTATAGATGTTACCAAAGGTATCTTTATTAATTAAATTTACACCATACTCAAGACCAACGTGATCTCGCATATAGGTATCTAACATATCCCAAGTTCGTGAGAATGGAAAATCTTTGTTTTGAATTACTGATTGTAAAATGTCGTGTGATAATTTATCTCGGTCAATGTCCCAATCTTTAGGCATTGCCACATCACCATAATATAGAGCTTGCTCTGTTAATACTTTCTTCTGCATACCACTAGTAGCCATACAATACTCCTTTATATTTTTCAAGTATATATTTAGGTAGTTTTATATCTGGATAATTAAAATTTTTTAATTTTCCTGTATGTAATGTATGCATTGGTGCACCCATCACATTATCATTATACTTAACACCATTTATTGAAAACTGATCTTTAATATCAAAGTTATGTTTAAATTCAGGTATGTCTAAAAAATCATATATACCTTTTAATATTTTTGTAGGGTTTTCTACAAGGTCTTCGTATTTTACAAAGTGAACATTTTTTTTATCTTTTATAAAATTATAAGCCATAAACGACCAATCAACTAAATCTCCTTTTTTAGTTATTAATTCTATTTTTTCCTCTAATTCAGTTCTATGTAAAGAGGTTATATCTAGTTCATTGTACTGACGGTTTATATAAAAATTAGGATGATCGTTACAAAGTTTAATATAGGATTTAATTACATCTATTGGGTTTCTTAACAAAAATATAATTTTAATTTCTTGTAGAAAGTATTTTAAAAGAAGAGCATAGTTTGCAGGAGTAGCCCACTCACCTCTATCAATTATATATTTTTGTGGCCAGTCTTTATAGTAATTATTAAATATATTAGTTACTATATTATTATAATCTTTATCACTTTTAAAATTATTGTAAGTATTTTTTAGTTTTATTAAATCTAAATTAAATAAAACATCAGGAAGACTTGAGTGTCCTGTAGTTCCAATGTCTTTATTTTGATTTAAAATTTTTGCTAATAATGTGTTACCTGATCTAGGAAACCCCGTAAGAAAATATACTCTCTTCTGCATACCACCACCATTTTTAATTTATGCTTTGCTATCTGTCAAGTCCCAAGTTGTATTGGCTTCATTCCAGACATAAGACCAAGAATGAGTATCAGCTGTATTTTGTGATTCTTGTTCAGCTGTTAATGCAGGAGCATCACCAATTGGTGATTTCCAAGATGCAGTTGCAGTATCTTTTACCCAAGATGCATAAGGTTTTTTAGGCCAAAAAATTTGATTATCTTCGTCCCATTCATAACCTATACCTGCATAGTTTCCTCTAAATGCTTTTGAGTTATCGCCAGAGTTATGTGCATTACCTTGTGTATTGTAAGATGTTTGAATCCACATTTGCGCAGGCCAATTATTGTGTAATTCTAAATATTGTTGACCTACTGTTTCATCTTCAACGCCATCAGCGTTTAACATATCACCATTATTCAAAGTTAATACTTGAATAACTTTACTGTTAGCTCCTAGTTTTGCAAAATGTGCCATAATGTTTCTCCTTATATATTAATTTTAAATGTTAGTAAATACATATTAATTTTGAAATTTGTATCTTATCATTACTATTCCTGATCCACCACTCGATCTTCCATAAGGTCCGCCACCACCACCAGCACCGCCCCCTGTATTATCTGTTCCTGCATTAGCTGACCACGTAGATAAAGGACCTCTCCCCGTACCGCCTCCACCAGCACCACCTGGATTTGTTGGAGGAGCAGGAGGACCACAATGGGCAGAAGAACCTCCACCAGCAAACCATCTGCCAGCTGAAGGACCTGGTGTCCCATAACTACCTGAAGTTGGACCAAAAAAATCTGTTCCTAACGCTACACCATTACCACCATCACCTGGAATACCTGCTCCTGGAGAATTTTCTCCAACAGCACCAGCACCACCACCGCCTCCACCAGCACTTGTTGGTGCGGCTGTTCCACCATTATTACCTTGTGGGGGACTTACTGGAGGAGTGTTTCCATTTCCAATAGTATTAGGTGCATAACCAGCGGCACCTCCTGATCCACCAGAACCAGCAGCTTCACTTGGTCCACTTACACCTCTACCTCCACCACCGCCTGCCGATGTTATAGTTGAAAAAGTTGAAGGATTTCCATTCCCTCCTAAACCTACAGGTTGAGATGCACTAGCAGTTCCACCACCTCCTACTGTAATAGAATAACCTTGTACTGAAACAGGTAATCCATTATTTGCACCTGAAGTACAAGCTAAAGGACTTTGTGTGTATGTACATAGAGGAGTTTTACCTTCTCTATAACCACCAGCACCTCCAGCAGCATAATAATATCCTGCTCCACCACCACCTGCTACGACTACATAAGAAACTTCATTTGATCCTGCAGCATTACCTGCACAAGAAACACAAAAAGTTCCAGGACCTGTAAAAATATGTGTTTTAAAATTACCACAAGTTAAAATTGTTCCACCAGTTGCTGTAACATATGTTTTTAATTCTGATGCTTCCGATTGTAAACCTGAATCTGTTACTAGCCATCCTTTTGTTGAATCTATAAATACTAATGTTACTGCAAGACCTTCTTCAGTTAAAACAGGATTACCTGTTGAACCACCGGCTTTATCAGAACCATTTAAATCTAATGTTAAATTACCTGTATCAAAAGTATTGGCATAATCTTTAAAACCAACAACTGCGCCTGCCGTTCCTGCAGGAAGATTAACTGTAAATCCTCCACTAGTTGTATCGACAAAATATCCTTCGCCAGCAACTGCTGTAAAACCTGACGTCTTAACTGTTGTTTGCCAGTTAACCGCACCTGTTGCTCCAAAATTATTTGCAGTTCCATTGTTAGTGATCGTTGCACCCGCAGGAATCGTAAATGTATCTCCACTATCCCCTAATGTGACTGTGCCACACGCTGTTCTTGGACTAATTTTATTTACTTTTATTTCACTCATAATTTACCTAATTTTGAAATTTATACCTTATTACTACATATCCAGAAGAACCATTTCCACCACCAGTTCCTGGCCCGCTGCATGCAGCACCTCCACCACCACCGGCTCCTCTATTAACGTCTCCTGCATTTGTACCTGAACCATTTGGTGCCGGTCCACCTACACCTGCACCTGCTCCACCGCTACTTCCAGAGTTACCACCGCCACCACCACCAGCGTAAGATTTAGGACTACCATCAATACTTGAACATACACTTCCACCACCGGCTCCACCACCCGTAAGTGGAGTTGATGCTGTACTTCCAGTTGCTGCGGCTCCACCGCCACCGCCACCACCATAACCTGGGGCTCCAGATCCTGTTCCGCCTGGATTTCCTTGAGGAGGAGAAACCGATGGGTCATTGCCATTACCAAAATTAGTTGGTCTACTTTGCCAAGGTCCGCCACCACCCGATCCTCCTGGTTCTCCTGGAATTTGTGGAGCATTTGGAGAACCTCCAAAACCACCACCAGCTGCTGTTAAACCTAAAGCTGTTGAATTTGTACCTGAACCTGCGTTACCTACACCACTAGGTGCTCCTGGTCCACCTCCTCCAACTCCAATTGGATAAGCTTGGACTGAAACAGGAACTGCTGAAACAGGACTAGTTAAAGGTCCTGGTCCTGCTGAATAAGAACCTGAAGAAGTTCCGCTAGATGCTCTCCATCCACCAGCTCCACCACCACCAGCTCCACCACCTGGAAAATTAGATCCACCACCACCTCCACCACCGCCGATAATCATATAATCAACAGTATTTGATCCAGCTACATTTCCTGCGTTTGTTACTGTAAAAGTTCCTGGTCCTGTAAATTTTGCAATTTTAAAATTTCCACAAGTAGCTAAAGAAGAGGTTCCAGAAACACTAGCTGTGACATATTCAGGTGCTATAAAAGAGGATTCATTATCATTTATAGGAAGCCAACCTTGAGTGCCATCTACATAAACTAAAGTTATAGCATCTCTATTTGCTGCTATTTCTCCATTGACAGCAACACCCTCAATAAGAGATCCATTTCTACCTATTGTAATTTTATTTGTTGCTGCTGTTCCTGCATAATCTGATATAGCCACAATGTTTCCTGCACTGGGAGAGGAAGGAAGTGTTACTGTAATAGTTCCACTTGTCGTATTTACAAAATAACCTTTGCCATTAGCAGCTGTAAAATCTCCTGTTTTAATATCTCCTGTTTGCCAGTCGACAGTTCCTGTTCTACCAAAACCTGATTGTGATGCACCACTTGCTAGACTTACTGTGTCTCCTGAAGCACCAAGTGTAATTGTAGTTCCACTTTGACTAACAATAACACCTCCATCGGCTGCTTTATAATTGTCTGATCTTATATCATTTCCAGTTACAGTAACTGTATTACCTGATGCGCCAACATTTATAGCTGTACCGCATTTGTTGATGATGTTTGAATCATCTGAAACTTTATTTATATTATCTACTTTAATTTTACTTGTCATAATTATTGAAATTTATACCTTATTATTACTACTCCACTTCCACCATTTCCACCAGCACAATTTAATCCTGAACCACCACCGTTTCCTGTATTATCTGCTCCAGCAGTTCCAGGTTGACTTCCACCAAGAGGATAAGGAGTATTACCGCCTGCACTATATGTAACTGGTGAAGCTGTTATACTAGTTGTAGCACCAGCACCACCTGGATTTGCAGCACTTCCAGGAGTTTGAGTTCCTGCTGCTGTTGCTCCCCCACCTGATCCACCAAGACCAGAAGTTTGTGCACCTGGTCCACCAGGATTTCCTTGCGAAGGATTAACAGGAGGAGTATTACCTGCTCCACCTGCTGCGGGTGGTGAATTTGAACTTCCTGAACCTGCACCTGATCCTCCATCGCCTCCAGCTCTGTTACTTCCTGAACATGATCCTGCACCGCCACCAGCACCTAATGCCGATGTAATTGTTGAAAAAACTGAATTATTACCATCACCACCTTTTTCATTATCACTAGAACCTCCTGCTCCTCCGCCTCCAACTGTTATTGGAAAACCTGTTGCTGTAACCGATATTGCTCCAGCACCCTCTAATGGTGATGCTGTATATGGAGTTACAGGAGATTTATCTTCTCTAAATCCTCCTGCACCACCACCGCCACCTGGATGTCCACTTCCAGGTTTACCATCACCACCACCGCCAGCACCAGCGACTACTAAGTAAGAAACTTGATTGTTTGCAGAACAAGTAGCAATTTGTGATACACAAAAAGTACCTGGACCTGTAAATGTGTGAATTCTCTCATTACCACAAGGGGAAGTTGTTATAGTTCCACCTGTAGCGGTTATAAAAGTTTCCCCTGTAACATTTGATGTTGAATCTTGAACATTTTTCCAACCTTCAGTTGCATCTACATAAACAAAAGTTACGGATTGACCTTCAGTTGACAAAGCAACAGTTGCTGCAACACCACCAATTTTTTCTGAACCGTTAGCAGCTACTGTTAAAGCATTATTTTGAAAAGTATTTGTATAGTCTACAACTGAAACTATAGCTCCTGCAGATCCTGCAGGTAGATTCATTGTAAAAGCTCCACCAGAAGTATTTGCAAAATATCCTTCACCGTTCGCTGCTGTAAATGTAGCTGTCTTAATACTGCCTGTTTGCCAATCAACAGTTCCTGTTCTTCCAAATCCTGATTGACTAGCACCACTTCCTAAAGTTACTGTATCACCAGATTCACCTAGTGTTAAAGTAGTTCCGCATTGTGGTGCAACTGTATTTACTTCTATCTTAGACATTAAACTATTACTAAAGTCCCTGTTACTGTTATCGTTGCAGGAATAGTGATAGGTCCAGCTAAAACTGCACTTTCTATTGTTTGCGTACCATCAATGGTTTGCGCTTGATTATTTATGAATTCATTTGGAGAGGTTTGCCCTCCGATATATTGAATACCGTTTACTACTGCAGTCATAATTCCTCCTACGAACTAATTGTGTCAATATAAGAAGTAACAATATCTACAGATGAAGCTGTATTTGATACTGCACTTAATGTATCGCCATTTTTTAAAACAATTTTTGCACCACCTTGAATCAATTCAATAGCTGAATTTGGTGGAACTACAACACCTTTTGCAATGTATTTGTTTCCACTATTAGTTATGTAAACATCAACTTCAACTGTAGAAGTTACAATGTTACATATTCTAATTCCAATTACTGCGTCGTAATCTCCTGCAACAATTAAGTTTACAGGTGATGTTCCAACCGCGGATTGTAAATCGTTTCTAAAATCTTGTGCCATATTTTTTTCCTATTTATAACGCCACGGCCATTGCTAATGCAAAGCCAGCTGACGCTGCTCCTACTGGTGTTCCTGTCGAGTCTAAGTAGACAGACTTACTTGCAGGCATTGTACAAAATACATCTTTAGTTGTACTACTCCCGAAATTTATTTTTGAAGTGTTACCTGCAGAGTTACTTAAAACTGTATCTCTTTGTAAAGTTGTAGAACCTGTAAGAGTTCCTAAACCTACTTCAAAGTTATTAGTACCTTGTTCATGAATAGTGTAATAAGTTGTATTAGAAGTTCCAATACCACTATTAAAAGTTATAAAACCAGTTGAAGCACCTGCAAGTGTAAAATTACCTGTTCCAGATGTTGTACTAGTTTCTTTTACTCTATCATTAATTACTAATGCCATTAACTATTCCTACGGATTTCCAGTTATACTTAATAAAGCGCCAGATCCTGAAGGTGCTCCTGCTGTTGCACTTGGAAAAGTAACTTTAAAATCACCAGACGTAGAAGTAATGTCAGCACCAAAATCTAAAATTGCTACTAGATATTGATTAGCTGTTGTTCCACCAGGTGCTACATATTTATATAACACTCCTGTTCTTGCTGTGATTGTAGAACTTGTCCAAGTAGGATCAGTTGTAAAATCTACTGTTGTATAATCTCCACTTTGTGCCACTACTCCTTGACCAGTAGTTTTTCCATCTGTTGTATAAGCCGTTCCACTTGTACCAACTTGATTGGCTACAGCAGAAGAATAAACAGAATCAGTTACTGCGTAAGGTGTTGCAGTGGTATACAAAGCGAGATAATACGAATTTAAAGCAGATAGATCATGCTGTCCTTTTAGGATCCCTTGTTTAAAAGCATAAGGTACTACATTTGCCATATTTTTTTCTCCTTAATTAATTTGTTCCGTAACTAGATGGCGGTTTTGATTTTAATTGTTGACGAACCATGCCATCTTCATATTCGTCTCTGCGTCTGTAACCAATTTGTTCGGTTGCGTACGTGGTAAGAGCGTTTTCGTATTGCCCTTGGTAGTATTGTATCATATCTTGTGGACCTTTCAAGTATCCAAATGTATTTATCAAACACCCATATAAAAGCAAGTCTTGATATTTATTAGATAGATAAGTTCCTAAAGTAGAATAATCTACTGGAGTTGTTTCTGTAATGCTTGGTGCTTCTTTATTATAAGCTAATGTTATAGCGTATGTTTGATTAGGAGTAGGTGCTACTACCCAAAATTCTTCATCCCAATTGCCATAATATTTTGGAATATCTACAGCTGAAGTGTTAGGTGTAGAATAATATTCTGCCATAAAACTAGGATCTCTTTGTTCTAAAAAAAATTGATTACCTGCAGTATCTTTAAGTTGAACATAGTTGATAGATCTTAAATCTTCAGGAATAGTCACATATCTATTTCCAACAATTAAAGTAGATGTTGCATAGTGAGCATTTTGATCTGTAGGTACTGCTCTTAAAATTGCATTCTCAGCATTTTTAATTTGAGTTGCTAAAACTGCATCTGTTAAAACTGTATCAGATACTTCTGTATATCCTCTAATATCTGATTGTAAATTTGCTAAAGTATAAGCCATATTATATTCCTTCCAATGTTACAGGTCCTGCTGAACAATTTTGTCCTCCGCCTTTTACACCACTTGTAGTAGCTGTATCTGCACTAGCAAAATAAAAATAACTAATTGGATTAGTTAAAGAATCTGATGTTGTAGCTCCAGTAACATTTCCAGATGAATCTATTTTACCTAATGAAATTGTAAAACCAGTTGCAGAATCTATATCTGTAACTCCTACTATATCATTAATAGGTGCAAATGATTGTAAATTTAATTTATCTGCACCACCTGATCCAACACTTGTTACTTGTGCAGGTCCTCTTAATCTAACTTTACTTCCTGCTGCTCTTTGATGATCTACTGAATAAACATTTACATAAGTTGTGCCACTATAATTTACAACTTCAAAAGGATTATTATTTAATAAAATTAATTGTGATGTAGCTTCTTCTTCTACTCTTGGATTTTGTAAAGCTTGTGGATCATTACCAACTGGTTTAGGTTCAAGTTGTGGTTGCTTTGGTTCATACTCTGAGTAATGAACTAAAGATCCATTCCACTCTCTAACCATTTCCGTATATGGAAATCTCATTCCTGATCTATCAGAAATTGCTAATGCGTGTTTACCTCTTGCAAAAACTCCCATTATGACATTACTCCATCTCCATAAAATGTTTGTGGAGAAATAAATGTAGATGTGCCTTGGTTGTCTGCATCTAATGCTCTTAACATTTCACTTTCATAAATTCTCTCTAAATCTAAAGTTCTTTCTGGAGAAAATTTCATACTTAAATAATATGCAAGACCTGACATCATGCATGGATAAAATCTGTTTACTACATCAGAAACATTTGTATATGCTCCTGGATTTTCTATTTTAGATAAATAATAAAAACAAAATTGATAATTACTTGGTGTGCTTGTGCTTGATACACTAGAAGCAGGAGTAGCATATAAAAATATGCTAGGATTAATTTTTCTTTCTACGTAATACTGAGAAGGAGTTCCTTGTGTTAATTTGTTTGGAGTAGCATTATATGTAGATCTACTTATTTGTGTTAATGCAATATCTTGTGGTGCAGTTGTAGTAGTGTTGTTTCTGTAAAAAGCTTCTAAAGTATCACTAATATCATTTGGAAAATTCTAAAGGCACTTTAGCTAATTTTACTTTCCATAAATGTACACCTCTATTCTCCCACTCTTGAAACATTATATTTAATGATCTTCTTGCTGATCTTAATTGATAACCTGTTCGTGTACCTCTTATATTAGTTCTTTCAAAAGCTTCTTCTATAATATCATCTATGGCTGGATTAAACTTATCTGTAATTCCAGAAGATGCTGTGATAGTCGGAGCTGAACCACCCATACCGGCATGTTGAGTGCAATAATAAAATAATGGAGGGACAGTTTGATCGGTTGTTGTAGTTGAGTTACCTACAATAATTGTAGTGTTTGATCCAGCTTGTCCAGATACACCTGTAGTAGTTACACCTGTAGTGTAAGCTGCCGCTGGTGAGTTATTTGGATTTGTAGAAAATGCAAAAACGTGAGTGCCGTTAGTGCTATCAGAAGTGTCAAAGATATAGGTATTGCCTTCTTGTAACTGAATAGTTGGACTAACCGTACCATTAATATAGTATTTACTTCCTGTACCATATTG